ATATTGGTATATAAATAGACAGGTAATTTCTGCATACACATATTTATTGATAAATGATCACACGTAAAGACCAACAATTCCAGGAAAATTTTCCTTTTATAACTTGTATTAAATGTAATGAAGACGAGTACGTCGGTATCATAATAAATTACGATTCTAACGTTACAAGTATCTACGATTTTGGCATAATTCGCACAGAAACTGAAAAATCTATCTTTTTAGAGATGGGCGAAAATTGGTGGTGGGAAAGTAATCGTAAAATTCCCATTAATATTTTCTTAAAACAAGAAATGACAATATTTAGACCGTATATTAAAACATTTAACAGTAAAGATGTTAGTGTAGTGTTTGGTCCAACTGTAAATTTGAGTGAAATTGCAGAAAAACGGATAAAACGTAAATCTATTCAACTAGTTAGAAGTCCTAGGAGTATTCGTAGCTAATACCTTCGCAAATTAGATTCATTTGTACTACAATGGCATGAGCATACGCTACTGCATGAGCTTTTTTAAAGAAATATTCATCTCCGACAGGCTTTACCCACACCTCGTCTAAAACTTCTTTCCAATCTTTCCCGATCAAATAACGTTTTGCCGGACGAATCATTGCCAACACCGCCGCAAGTTGCATTATTGTTGTTGGCTTCATTTGTCTTAGAATAGCACCATGTCCGTTGACGTGAAATAGAAGATTCGTAAACTCGTCCTGTTCCAATAGATCCCATAGTGGCTCCTGATTCATCAAATATATGAGATGTTCCTCATTTTTTATTCCGCTATACATACCAACATTTAAGAAATCAATCTTAAAATAGCCTCTTTCTTCTGCTTCTTTATATTCTATTGTTGACATGCTTGTTAATGGGTTATAGGGAATAGAATGACAATACACACCAGTATTGTGCTTCTTAGAAATTCCATTTGTTTCCATTGATGCAGGAATATGTTTGATTATTTCTAGTACTTTTGTTCTATCAGCAAAGTCTATATCAATATCCGGCATAGTCGCCTCCACACATTTTTAACAATAGTTGATAACGTTCATAGGCTAGTTTAACAGCAGGAACATTATCACGTATTTCCATTTCTTTATATTTTTGTTCATCGATGGTACTAACAAAATCATCTAATTTGTAAATCGGAATATGTATTGCCACTGCATCTACTGTCTCAGTAACGTAATCAATCCTGGGGTCATTGTAGTCGGACCAATCAACTCTAGTACGTCTATAAAACTTTCGATCACTCGATGCCGGAACAGCATCAAATGCGTCACAGAATCTTGCCAGTGCGTTTGAATATGGCATCGGCTTACTCAATTCCGCTCTCCTTACAAATTTCTTTAACAAGATCTGCATCTGCTGGTTTTGACTTAAATTTCTTAACCCAAAACATTACATCCAATGCTGGCTGAATTAATTCAAGTTGGTCATCGTTCATATTCTCTAACATTCTCTTGCCGCTGACGCAATTTAAAACTACCCATGCGCTTAACTTGCCATTTCTAATATCATGTACTGCACGATTAAGAGCAACATACTTAAAGTAATGTTGCCACTGTGCTCCGCTAGTATCTCCCCACTCCATCATGGTTGTAATGGTTCGTTGAACTGCGGCTTCCACTGGTTCGATCTTTAACATTTCAAAAAGATACTGATCGTAGAGTTCGTCTCTACACCAATGGTCTAATTTAATTCCGCTTTTAATTACAAAGTCAACAAACTTGTCTGGATATAACGGACTTACATTAGTAACAAAACTTCCAAACTTAACAAAGGCATTATAGTACGAGCTTTTACAAAAATCATCATAACTCTTTTGCTTGCGCTGATTTTGACTGAGCTCATACCAGCGATTCCATGCCATGTACCCTGCCTGTACACGCTTTTCAGTTCGTTGCATCGCACGGCGCTTTGGCTCACACATATGAGCCATCAGAGTTTTCTCTTGCATAAAACTCTTAGTGCAATGTACACATTGAAAAGGTTGTTCGGCTAGTTCCATTATCAAAATTTATAAACCGGTAGTGAATATTGTGGGTCGTGCATCTTAGGTCGGAGTCGCATTTCTAATCTTGTTTTTCCTTTAATTACCATAGTATGTAACAAAGTCGGATCAGCAAGTTGATGTACAGTCCATGTACCTTTGCTCTGCTTTCCAGTTTCAGTCAAGAATGTTCCGTATGTTGTATTATATAAAGGAAGATTCCCAGATCTCTTAAATCCGCATAAACTACAATTATACTGCTTATCTTTTACAATAGCAAGGAGATAATATTCCTTAACTGCTTTTACTTTTTCAAACCAACCTTCTATATACACATTCCAAAGTGCGGGGGAATCTTTTGTGTGAAACATTGTATCAACATGGCTGTGGTATGTCTGGAACATGCTTGCTTCGCCTGACTTTGATGTTTTGCCTTTTCCATTACATTTGCCTACACTCTTAACGTCAAGCCCTACATCTATCCCCATTCGAACATCTACAATTGAATTACCAGCCCCTGCCCATTCTGCTCCAACGATACTATCTGCAACAGCATATTCCCACGCTTCTTTACCTATGCTAAGTGGTCTACCTTTAGCAATCTGCTTACGCATAGGAACCATAAATTCATCAACTTCCTTTTGAAAGTTTTTAATAAAGTCAGGCCCAACTAATAATTGTATTTCTGTGGCGGACATAGGTGTTAACGGATACAAGTTACTCATACTCTTTCCGTTGCTTTTTATCAAAGCCCATCTTATCAAATAACTCTTCTTTATCTTTCTTGTCCATCATCTTGGCCATTATTTTTATATCTTCTAACTTCATTGCTGGATACAAGTCGAGCAATAATTTTTCAATTTTAATGGCTTTTTCTTTGCTACTGGCTTTTAAATATGGATGGTAGCAATTAATTCCGGTGCCACAGCTAGCAAACAATTTCCATAACAATGCCTTGTGATTTTTACTTAGAGTCCAATGGTTTTTATTAACAAATTCGTTAGTCCTTTCTAAATACCATTCTTGTATATCTGTTTCATTAAGTTGTACATTTGCAACATACCGCATTAGTATATAGGGGCTGAATTCTTTCTTTTCTTGGTCAGAAAGATTGTCATAGAAATTATATTCTCGTTGATCTACTGCACGTAATTCTCGCTTAATATCAAGAGCCATTTTTATCCTTGCTTAGGTGATATATTATTTTAACACGTTCTAATGCGTCTTGTAAAGTGGGATTAGTTTTTGCCATTCGACGAATTTCCCCCCACATTTTATCTTCCGTAATGTGATCGTGTAACGGACGACCGTCGCTAGTACGTGGATCAAAGTTTGGATTATCTTTATCGTAGTCCCAACCGGTTACTTTTCTAGTCATAGGGTCTGCTCCAAATTCTCTACTGTAGACTACATTGCCCACACGTTCGTGTATAAGTGTTGCACCAGGTTTAAGACTTCCCATAGTTTACCAACACTTCGAATAATCTACAATTTCGCTCTGGCGACTAACTTCTTTAACAAAATAAGCACATACAGGTTTCTCTCCACCAGACAACGGAGTAGTTAGTAGTTGACCAGGTTTCATTTTTGGAAAATACCATTTTACTTCAGGGTATACGTTGATAATATCAATATCGTGAAACTCAGGACGGAAGCTACTCAATGGGTTGAAACAAAATGTCCTAAATCCTCTATCGTTTAAACTAGTTAAAGGTAATACTTCCATTTCTGGTCCGGTCGGGTCGCCTACGATAGTACACCAATCTAAAGGCATGGTGAGCTCGTAAGGTCCGATCTTAAGTACGGCGGCAGGCCCTGTAAAACTTTCTAAGAAGATTAGCGGTAAGAAAAAATGATCAGGATTTTGATTATCACTGTTATCTAAAACAGAGTATCGAAAATCTTCATCAATTTCATTAGGCAGATCATTCAAATAGAATGTTGTATTTTCTAATGTTAATATTTGCATTTTAGTATTTTACCTTTTCAATTGCGAATGGATATCTTGCATCTTTATAAAACCGTTTACGCTCAGT